CTGCGCAAACGTGCTGGTCGTCTGGTTGTAGACGAAGGCGTCGGGGTTGGTGACGAAGATGACTTGGTTGCCGTTGGCGGCGATGGACACCGGCATAGTGCCCGCCGTGACCGTGCCGATAAGGGTGGGCGTGGCAGTCGGCGACGCCAGCAGATAGACCTTGTCGCCGGACACGACGTAGAAGCCGGTAGCGGAGCCGGGCTGCGGCCAGATTCCTCGCAGCGGGCCGGTGCCGACCACCTGCTGGAGCCGCAACCCCGGCGCGCGGTTGAGGAAGGCCGGCATTTGACCCCCCTCTGGCACAACTTCGGGAAAGAGGTTGACCATGCGATTGTCGGCGGCGTTGACGCTGCGCGCGACATACGCCGACCCAAGGATCGGCGTCTGCATCAGTAATTCCCAGCAAAGATGTTGAACCGCTGGCGCGTCGCCACGATGCTGTAGGGCATGGACATGATGTCGTCAGGGTTGTTGATGCGCTTGAGGTTGCGCTTGCTGGTCATGGCGATGCGCTGCACCTGCGGCGACGGCTCGACGCCAAACTCGGGCGCCATTTCGGTCGCCAAGTTGTAGCGGAAGGCGCGCAGGTAGCCGGGCGGAAACGTCAATTCCGTGGCCAGCGTTGCCGGCTTGGTCAGTTCCTCGACCGAAATGAAGTGCCATTCCAGATCGCGCGTCGGGCGCGGGTAGACGAACATTTCGATGTCGGGGTACGTGTTGTTGACGAAGATCACCTGCGGGAACGTCGAGGTCACGGTCTTGACCGCGATCCCGTTGTACTGCTGCTGGTTGATGAACTTGATGCCGTAGCTGATGCCGGTGCTGGGGTCGCGGAAATAGGTGCTGTCGTCCAGCAGAACAGGGCGGTTGCCGACGAAGTCGCCGGTCGGGCCGAGCGTCCGCGAAAGTTGGCCCGCAGGCCATGTGAACACCTGATCTTGCGTCGAGAACACGGACAAGCGTTCCGTGTTCCAACTGTCGATCATCTGGTTCATCGCGGACAGCGCGTCCTGCGACGTTTCGGCCGACGGCGTTTCGCCTTCGGCCAGAACGCCTAGCAGCCGCAGCGAACCGTTGATGATCTCGCCGGCCGTCGTCATGGCTTATTCTTCCTGCGCTGCGCGGGGGCGGCCGCGGCGACGCTTAGGCTCTGCCATTTCGTTGACCGGCTCTTCGTCGTCCTCGTCAACGTCGGCCACCAGTGCGGCAGTCGGATCGTAGCGCTCCCAGCCATACATTTCGTCCTGCATGGCTTCGTGTTCGCTGATAGCGACCTTGGCGCCGTGGACGGGGTGGACCATGTAAATTACGGACATAGGGTGCCTCATAAAACGGGCGGCCAAAAGGCCGCCCAGAGTTTTTAGGTGATCGCCATGAACTGCCACTTGGTGCCGTCCGAGTAGAACAGCTTGCCGACGCCGGTAGCGTTCGTCGTAATGCCGAGCGAACCATTGGGGGCCGAAGTGGTGGTGGTGTTGGCGGTGATGGCCGTGCTCAGGATGTAGACACCTGCGCTGGCGTTGCCGGCGACAGCGCCACTAGCAGCGGTCGAAACAATCGAACCACCCGTAACAGCACCTGTAGCGGTTACGGACGCTGCCGTAGCGGCACCAGTGACGCTGACACTTTCAAACTCAGGGTCAGCGTAAGCAACGCCGACAGCTTTGGTATTGGGCATAGTAACCTCCGAGAGAAGTGGCCCCCGCCGTTAAGCGGGGGCCGACAAAACACCCGACGCGATAGAGCGTCCAAGTGCTGGCTGTCGTCTTGCGAGCAACCATCGTCGCGCCGGTGGTCACGGGGATGGTCATGGTCAGCGAACCAGTCACAGTCCAGCCGGTGCCCGCGGCGATAACCGCGGTGCCCGACGAGGTGCCGAGGTTGACCACGCGGAAAGTGAACGAGGTGCCCACCTTGTCCGAGTTAACCAGAACTGCTTCGAGGTCGGTCACGGTCGGCAGAGTGTAAGTCTGCGACGTGGTCACGCCGCTGTTGGCGAGGATCAGGCCGTTAAAAACCTGCGCAGGGGTCAGAGTGGCCGTCGCCGTCACCGAAATCGGTGCAGGGGTTGCGTCGATGAGGGGTTCGCTAAGGTTGCCGGTGCCAACCTGATAACCGCCGCCGCCATTGGGAAGAGACATGTTTAATTCCTTTCAAACAAGTAGCCCCCAGCCGAAGCTGGGGGCGGTGTCAGATTAACCCCAGAGGCGGGTAGCCATCTGCGGACGGATCGTGCTGTAGCCGTACAGAACGTCGATACGGCAGGGCAAACGGTCGTTGTTGATGTCGTACTGACGAACAACGCGGAGCGAGATGCCGTTGTGGACCTGACGCGACGCCATATCGACGCCCTGCGGAAGCAGAAGGTCGGCGGTGGCGAAGGTGATCGCGTCCTTGTGGTACACGAGGTTCTGCGGGTACTGCGTGCTGGCAGCGCCAACAAACACAACCGCTTGGCTGGTAGCCGGCAGGGCGTTGACGGTGGCAAGCGCGTTGCTGGCCGAATAGATCGGAGCCACGGTGATGTTGCCCGCGCCAGAGCCGTTCAACGTAACGCCCGCAAGCGCGACGAACTGGAACAGCGAGCCGGTGCTTTCACGGGTCTGCGGGTTGACCGCAAAGCAGTCACCAACGGTGAACACGTCGCCAGCGTTGATGGTGGCGTTAGCGCCCGCGCCGGTGATGGCGATGGTGGTCGCGCCTTCGGTAGCCACAGCCGCCGAAGTCGAACCGCCGGTAGCCGTACGCGAGCCAGTGGTGAACTGCTTGATCGACTGCGACATGTTGATCTCGTCGAAGCCAAGCACGCCGGTACCCATCATGCCGTTCTTGAACTGCTTGCTGATGGTGTCGGTGGGGTTGAAGAGACCCTTCATGCCTTCGACCAGACCGGCATTGGCGGCCGGGTTGACGGTCGCGTAGCGCGGCGACATCACAGCGGCGTTCTCGTTCAGCTTCTGCTGGGCTGCAAGCAGCACGGCCGAAGTGGACGGAGTGGTGCCGGGGGTGCCGACCGAGTTGCCGATGGTGGCGTAAGCGTTGGCCACGTCAGCGTCGATGCTGGACGCAAGCTGCGAAATACGCGGCTTGAGAACGCGGTCGGCGAAGTCGTCGAGCTGCATGGTCAGTTCGGCGGTGGTGAAGTTCACGCCGATGTGCTTCTGGCTGGCAACGGTCAGCGTGGTGAACTGCTCGTTGTCGTCCTGCACCTGAAGGGCCGCGCCGTCGGTGACGAGGGCACGGTCAGGCAGACGGATGCGCAGGGTCGAGCCGATCTTGGCGCCTTCCACTGCGAAGCTGTCGTCGTACTGACGGTTGACGTTGCGGGTGAGCACGAGGTTGTTCTCCAGAATTTCCAGAGCCTTCCGCGTGATCATATCAATTGTGAGGATGCTATTGGACACGTTTGACATTCCTTCTAAAAGCGGATAGGGTAATCACATTAGCCACCACGGAGGGCACAGCATGATTAGCTTTACAGTCGATGGCGTGGAATACCGCGCCTTTAATCACCTTTACGCCATTTCGCGCTGCGGGAAAATTCTTAGAAAGCATCGCCCTTACACGCCGTCCAGACACAATCGGGGCTACCTTAGCATGGGCAGCAAGATGCTGGTGCATCGCGCTGTCGCTGAGTGTTGGCTGGAAAATTTTGATCCGGCCAAACAGGTACACCACATTAACGGCGACAAAACCGACAACCGATTGGAAAACCTTGAGTGCTTGTCGCAATCTGAGCATTTGCGAGAGCGCCACGCAGATATTCTTGCGGTCAACGGAACATACGAACGTACAGACGAAATTCGAAAAAAGCTGCGCGAAGCGCGGCTCGGCTCTGTCACGTCCGAGGAAACCAAAGCCAAGCAGCGGGCCGCGCTGGCAGGCAGAAAGCGGCCGTACTTTGCCCGTGCGCCCCACTCCGAAAAGTCCAAGCAGCGTAGAAGCGAACAGCACGTACGCAACACGCAATGCAGCGTGGAGGGCGTCGTGTACCGTTCTTTCGCGGCCGCAAGTGAGGCTACTGGTGTTCATCGTTTTACCATTCGTAAGCGGTGTCTTTCTAAGAACTTTCCCGGCTACGTAATTCTCCCTTAACGGTTGCGTTGTGCCTCGTACTTCTTGATCTGCCGCAGCCGTTCCGCTTCGATCCATTCCGACGTACTCATGCTTTTGACTGAGCGGGGGTCGGTGGTATCATACCGCGGCGTTCCTTGCGAACGAGCCGTGACAGGAGCAATCGGTGCCGGGGCGTTGGAGGTTCTCTTGACCGGAGGTTCGGCACCGAGCCTAGCTTCGATCTTTCCAATTTCCCGAGCCTGCAAGATAGGGTCAAGACGCGAAATGCGTGCGGCTTCGCTCGGACTGCTCCCTAGGTGATATAGCACGTCGGGGCCGATCTCAGACGCTTGGATTGCCCGAGCCATCGCTTCAGTGACGGGAAGGTTCGGGTTGTAGGCGACTTGCTCGAAGTCGTCGTACTTGTCCCGCGCCACCTCTTCACGGTCGTGATAGGCTTCGAGATACGCGCGATGCTGCTGTTCCGCTTCGCGGCGGTTCAGCAGTTCCTGAGCCTTACGCTCGGCCAGAGCCTCGGCGTAATCCTCA